CATGAGACCTGCTAAGGTCATTTTACCCAATGAAGAGATTTCAGAATCTAATCCATGGTTCAACAGTTATCAGACATATAACATGAATCCCATATATGGCGACTCTCAGAAAATAAAAAGAGCTGCCCATCAATATAAGGATATGTTATTCAGTAATTCACATATTTATGTTGAACCAAGGATCTACACTTATGAAGAAGCGGTTATTGGTATACCAGGAACCGAATACGGATCTTTAAATAGAGGAACCAGTCCTGGATACCCCGATATTCTCGATCCGCGCATAAAAACGCAAAGGAGGAAGTACTATTTTGGCGATTCAGAAGAGTACGATCTCTCCAGCAAAGAGAGTGAGGAACTTAAGAAAGATGTTGAAACTATTGTTGATAATGCGAAAAGAAACATCAGAGATCAACACGTGTATGTAGATTACTTGAAAGATGAGATTCGTGACATCGCTAAAGTAGAGGCGTGTAAGACCAGATTATTTAGTGCTTCCCCTTTGAGACTCTTAATAGCATACAGGATGTACTTTGGGGCTTACCAACAATGGTTCCAAATAAATAGAATTGATAACCAATCCACTATTGGCTTGAATGTGTATTCGAACGAAAGGCACGTACTAGCTACCCGGTTATTATCTAAAGCTCCTATAGGAAGCAAAAACATAGGTGCCGGAGACTATAAAGGTTTTGATGGATCTGAGAATCCTAGCATTCACTGGGAAATTCTAGATATTATCAATTCTTTTTATGATGACGGTATGGAAAACGCAAGAATCAGAAAAGTCTTATGGTATGAACTAGTAAACTCATTACACTACTTTAATGGTAGAATCATAGAGTGGACTTCTTCACTACCTTCAGGTCATCCAATGACGGCTATTGTCAATAACATGTATAACGGTATCGCTTTTCGTTTTTGCTGGTACAATATTTTTAAGAATACGCCTTTTGAAGACAAATTCGAAGACAAAGTTTACCTAGCTACAATGGGAGACGATAACGTTTTTAGCGTCTCCTTAGATGCTATGGACAACTTTAATGAATCAACCATCGCTAATTCCATGAAGTTATTGGGCCTTCACTATACTAAGGAGGATAAGACCACGCCCGATGTTACTTTAAGAAACATAACAGAAGTGGAGTTTCTTAAAAGACAGTGGCGCTACGATCAGTCCCTTAAAAGATACGTTGCCCCACTTCGATTAAACAGATTACTTGAAACCATAAACTGGACCAAGAAAGGACCTTATACTGTAGATATACCTCGTGATAATGTTGACACTATCTTGATGGAGTTGTCATTACATGATAAATCTACATTTGATCAGTGGTCTGAGAAATTAGTTAGAGTTTCACGCGAGTACCTGGATTATTATCCTCCTGTCACTCAGAGATCTGCATTGCTCCGTAAATGCGCGGAAATGCAACTCAACTATTAATTTTAAAAATACCCTTATCGTGGATACGAAGAGGTATCTTTCCTTTAATGGAAACAGATTCCGATGTTAGTCTGCCAATGTCCCAAACATCAAATTACTATTTACTCCGACTAATATGAATACACACAGCACTAATAAAACGGATATCGGTAGTTCTTTCGGAAGTTGGAACTACGCGACGGACAAACTAAACTTCCCTACAAAAACATCCGCATACATGCAAATGGAGCCAAATGAATCTAGACAGACATCCAAAGATGCACGAGAAACGGTTACCCAAGAACAACATGTGTCTCGACCTTTAGGTTCTAATGCCTTAGACATTCAAGATGCGGTTGCTACGGTTAAATCCGTAACTGAGCATAAACACGTGGATTCTAAAATATTACACACATCTAGCGATGGTTTGTTACCAACTATAAAGAATTATTTAGCCAAACCTTGTATAGTATCTTCGGGAACGTTAACCACTAGTGATTTACCTTCGTCATTTACTAAGTACGCTACGACTTATCCTCTAACATATGCCAAGGCATATAGGGATAAGATTTCGGCGTCACTTACTATGAGATATACGACGGTAATCACTTTACAGATTAATGGTACAAGATTTCAACAAGGTTTGTACAAATTGTGCTTTTTACCAACTGGTGGTATGCTCAGGGATCCATCAGAAACAGGCCAACTCAACAGATACCTAAGAGATCATGCAGCAAATCGTTCGCAGATTTCTCAACTTCTCAGTGCAGATTTTTATATCAATTCAGATACTTCGGTTCAATTGCGTGTTCCTTTCATTTCAGCATTCCCAGGAGCCACTATAGTACATGATCCAAATGTACCTGTCATAGGTGATCCTGGAGTATTTTTTATATATCCATACTCTCCTTTGGTGGCTGTAGAAGGGAATACTTCTGCCACATATACTCTCTGGGTACATTATGAGGATGTAGAGATTCTAGGAAATACAGCACCTACTTCCGCCCCTATAACTATGCAGGGCAATTTTACGCGACGTCTCCAAAAGAAAAAGAATGTAGATATAATGGAGGCAGAGACTCACCAAAATGGTCCTATCTCTGCCCCATTACAAATCATTTCCGAAGCTTCAGGAACCCTCGCTAAAATTCCCTTGCTTTCGGGTTACGCAGGGCCGTTATCATGGGCTACAGCTGCTGCTTCACGCGCAGCTTCTGCCTTTGGTTGGTCTAGACCTCTACAATTAGATTCTCTGTCCAGAATGAAGAATATGTATTTGAATTATCTTCCCAACTCAGATCAAAAAGATGACTCCA